CCGAGCAGCTAGACTACGCCTACTTAGACGCTCACTTGACATGGCAGTTATGGAGACACTGGAGTGAAAAGGCGGATGAAGGTCGCTGGTCTGCAACTAAACTATTTAATGACATGGTTCCCGCTGTTATTGAGATGGAGGATACGGGCATGTTGCTGGATCACCCATATCACAAAAGGCTTATTTCAGATTGGACTAGGGTGCAGGAGAAAAAACTAAGGGTTATTAGAAAGTTTGTGTCCGAGGATGACGTTGCAAATGTTGACAGTAACAATCAGTGGTCAGATTTTTTTGCCCGAATTATGCCAGACGCTTTTCTTCGAGGCTGGCCTCGTACAGAAAAGACAGGACAACTTCAAACAACGGGGGAGGTTTTGAGAAACCTCGCTGCCCATATAGAGATAAATAACCCCAGTCCTGACAACCCCCTTGGTTTATTGTTTGACAGTTTAGCCGACTACAAAACTATTTCTAAATACCTCTCGTCATTTGGTGAGAGCTTGTTAGAAAAATCTGAGCAAGAAAGAGACAAGCGGGTTCGCGCCCGTTTTAATATTGCTCAGGCAAAGACAGGAAGATTTTCTTCTTCTGGCCCAAACCTCCAGCAAATACCTAGAGACAGGGAACTGCTGGGGACCGTGACCTCAGTCCGCCGCTCATTTGTGGCAGGTTTGGGTCGGAAGTTAGTCTCCCTCGACTACTCTGGAATTGAGCTTAGGGTTCTGGCGTTACTGTCAGGCGATAAACAACTCTTAGAGGATGTAGTCGAGGGGGACGTTCATTCAGAAGTAGCCGCCGTTATCGCAGGCCATGAGATTGATAAGACAACGCCAGAAGGGAAAGCAGCAAGAAGCAAGGCTAAGGGGGTTAGCTTCGGAATTATTTATGGTAGTGCGGCTACGGGGTTGTCTGTGACTATGCGCTGCCCCGTTGAGAAGGCGCAGGGCTATATAGATTTTTGGTCTGACAGGTATTACAACGCTTTTAGATACCGTGACCTGATGATGGATGAGGCTTACAAAACCAGATACATTAGATGCGTAGATGGCGGAACCATATACATGGGTAAAACCCCTGAAACTCCCAAGGCGGCGAACTACCCAGTTCAGAGAGCAGCCTTGTCTGTTATGGCTAGGGCAATAGCTCGCCATAAAGCTACCCTAGACAAGCAAAGAGTTAATGGTCACCAGCGTATGACCCGTATGCTTTCTACTATCCATGACGCCCTTATAGACGAAGCGTCTAGTCGCGACGCAGAGGATTGTCTTCAATTAATGGAGTTAGACATGACTGCAGCATACCTCGATATTTTTCCAGACGCCCCACTGGCTAAATTAGTTGAAGGAGGAATTGGACCAAACTGGGGAGAACTCGATTAGGCGTTTGACATCAGTAGGTGATTACTTTAGAATTTAAAAAATAACAACAGGAGGTATATGATGCAATTAGAGCTTTTTGAAGAGTACTATTACGACGGAACTACACAACCCATGTCTATGTGCCAACAGTTTGATAAGAATGCAGATATTACTCAGCGCCGTGGAGCGGCATATGCCCACCCGCTGGATGATTTTCAACGCATTGAGTTATTAAAGCAGCCGCTGCAGGATTGTGGTGACCCAGAGGTTCGACACGCACTGGAGATGATCGCAGTTA